AGTTCGAATTTGACCACGCTCTTGGGCACGATTGGAAGCACTATTCATTAACTGCTTAACGAAGGGAACTTTAGCGTGGTACTGATCGAACAATTCTGCAGCTTTATCTTTTGATACACCTAACTCTGCCTGGAGTTTAGCTTTACCCATACCATAAAATAAACCCAGGTTAATTACCTTGGCTTGAGATCTAGGTATCTTTGCCATGTCTGCTACGACCTGGTGAAAGTCTGTAGAAGTATCATTTTCATAATTATCTATTACGTCATTAACTGATGGAAATTTGTGTAAAGCTGCATAATGCACTACCAACCTAGGTTCTTGCTGAGAATAGTCAAAACAACCCCACGTATGGCCTTCCTCCGGTATAAATATAGACCTAATCATAGGTCCAAGATCCTTATTTCTGGCTGGAAGCTGCTGTAAATTTGGGTTTGAGTATGAGAATCTACCTGTCACAGTTCCGCCATAATCCGACCTTATTTGATTTATGTCTGCATGGATCCTGCCTTTATGTTCATGTTTAATTATGGTATCAATAAAAGTAGTATGAGCCTTATTAACTTCTCTCGCTTGAGCAATCATTCTAACTACAGGATGACTATGGTTCTGAATAAAATTTTTTGTAAAGGATGGAGCTTGTGATTTTGCAGTTCGTTCGTACGGTAAACCAAGTTTATCAAAAACTTTTGCAACACTTCTTGCAGCCATTAGCTGAACGTCTATTTGCGTTTCTTTTTTTATTTTGTGCAGGAGTTTTTCTTCTTGCAATGTTAACTGTTGCTTCAATTTATGAGCTCGTTGAGCGTCTACTCGGACTCCAAGGAAACGCATGTCTACCAAACAAGGAAAGAGATCAGTTTCCAGTTCAAAAATAGATTCAACATCTTGATGTATTAATTCTTTTTTAAATATTTGCCAGAGCTCTAATGTAAGCTCTGCATCTTTTTCTGCGTAAGATCCAACATACATTGCCGGGAGCTGCCACATATCTGCTTTAGGATCTAGTCCTCTAGACTTTGCTTCTTCGTTCAGTGCAGCTTCATTTTTACCATGTCCTAAATAATCCCAAGACAAACTATTTAAATCAAATCTAAATCTATTCTCATCAATCAATGATGCTGCAATCATAGTGTCTACTATCTGTCCATTAATCTTAAGACCCATAGATCTAATCCAACAGACATCATACATAGCGTTGTGAAATATTTTTATAGCATCTGATTCACAAATATCTTTGAACCATTCTAAAGTCTTTTTACGATCCATGTTTGGCCCTGATCCGTGAGCAATTGGAAAATAAAATTTTCTACCTGGTACAGCAACCGCAATACCTACGACTTCACCGTTACCAATAATAGATCCACTACCTTTAGATTTTAAATCAGGATCTCTTGTCTCTAAGTCAATTGCAATCTCGTCGTATTTTCTTAGATCTGGATATTCCTCTGGTTCATTCCATTCGGTTTGTGCTTCAAATAGAGGTACTTTCATTTTTCTAATATATATTTTTTAGTTACTATTTTATTTAACCTATCTTTATTACTAAATGCATACAAAGCTGCATCATGGTTATAAGGAAATATTTCCCAATCAATTAAATTATTATAAATTTCTAAATAAAATTTATGTTTATTCACTGTAATAGTTTTACGTTTATAATTTTTTCTAGGCATTATTTTTTCTTTTTCATGTCATTTATTTTCAACATTTCTAGTTGACAATAATGTACAATCTTTTTAAGATCTTCAACCCCACCTTTTCTCTGGTACCTACAAACGTACTTCACAACGTTGCCTTGAAAAAATGATAAATCATTTTTAGAAATAAACTCATAAGGTTGAATTGGAAACTTGGTGTAGTGATTCCCGCCTACTTGAGTGTATTGTGGAAATGATTCTTTAAATATATCTTCTGATGTCATAGTGGATATCCCTTTCGTTCTATTTTTGCTCTCATTAAATATAAGTTTCTTTTTGCTCTCGTACAACCTACATACCATACTCTATGCTCTTCGTCACGCTTTATTACACTTTTAGTAATAGCTTCTCTTATCTTTTTAGCATTGTCTAATACTAAAATTACGTTCTCACATTCACCTCCTTTTGCAGCATGAATAGTAGATACTTTGATTCGTGCATCATCACTTAATTTTTCTTTATTTGACAACATTAATCTTATATAAATTTTTTCATCAGCTGGTGCATTGTCAAAACATTCAAACCATTTTAAATTATAATTATTTCTATCTTTTACAAGTTCTCTATTTCCTAAGTATTCTATTATATCTGCTCTAGCTGTATCAGTTATTGTTTCCCCATTTAACCATTTGTTATGGTTAACAATTGCTTTGTAAAGTTTAGTGTTGTAACTTTTTTGATGTTTGTTTTCATAATACAAACCTTTTACTTTCAAAAGATCACATACTTCTTTTGCTCTAGATAAAGTTCTAGTTAATATTAACCAATCGTCCTGATAAAGATTTAAATTTTCTAAACTATTGATTTTACTACACAATCCTTCTTCATCTCTTGGTAAATAATTCTTAGTTGCTCTAAGTCCTGCGATTCGTGCAGTAATAATTTCTGACACATCTTGTACTGCTATTGGAATCCTTCGAGATTTTGATAATACTTTTTCCGTAGCAGGTTCTTGAATAAATCTATCTACATCTGCTCCGGCCCAACCGTAAATTGCCTGGTCATCATCACCAGCTAAATAAATATTTTTTGATTTAGATTTTAGTATGTCGTATAATTTCCATTGTATGGGAGATAAATCTTGAGCTTCATCAATAAAAACTACATCAAAGTTTGGAACTTTATTTGGTTGCTGCACAATATCATGAATCATATCGGTAAAGTCTACTAAGTTATTTATGTCTGGGTGTTTGTAATGATTATAGTTTGCCTCAATATGTTTTAACAAATCAGGTTTTACATTTGTTGAATGTTCGCCAGTACAATATTCTTCCCACACTGAAATATCTTTTTCTTTTGCTTTTAAAATAATTTGAAAATATTCATTATCGCAGGTTAAGTAAGGTGAAGCATCAGAATCTTTTTTAGCATTAACTCTTATACTTAATAGTTTTCCAAGATCATTATAGTGATAGTCTTGCATAACGTTTTCTTCTCTAAGTCCTAGACTATGAAAAGCTAAAGAGTGTAATGTTTGAAAATATCTAAGTTGTTTTTTCTTATACTGAGGATTTTTTTTAAGCATTCTATCTCTTGCTTCATGTGCTGCTTTACGAGTAAATGCAAAGTAACCTATTTTATTTACTGGAGTGCCCACTCTTATATAGGCCATGGCTCTTCGAATTAATTTTTCTGTTTTCCCTGTACCTGGAGGGCCATAAATTTTTGTAACCTTTGTCATTAAAGAATATCTTTTTTACTCTTCATTGGTAAAATCTCTATTTCATTTTCTTCTTTTTTAAAATTACTCATAGGGATTTTTACACATCTTACTGGATTATTTGATTTTTTCTGTGTAGGTTTTTTAGGATATCTTTTACCGTGTCCTAGTTCCGCTTTAAAAAAATCTATTAACATTTGTCCTGTCTTATCTATTTTAACTTTCCATTCTTTATTTTTTAAAAAATTATAAAAGGGATCGTATACAAAATAAGCAAAGCCATCCGTGTCAATTAATGTACTACCACTTCTAAATGCAGCATCACTTACAGCTGGAACACCATAAACATAATCTTCTAAATGTTTATGTAATATTTCTTTTGGCGATGTGCCTGGAGGAGCTTTTTCTGTTTTCATTCCTTGCCATAAATTGTCCAAAATAGTCTGCATGTCATCGTCTTTTATTCGTGGTGGTGGAACAGGAGTATGTGCGCCTATCAAACGTCTAAGTTTTTCTTGGTCCATCATATAATTAATATCTTTTGCAATTATTTGCTGCGTAGTCTCACCTTCAACCTTGTCATTATAATGCACAGTAAATCTAAATTCTGGGTCTGGTACATGATTTATTTTAATGAGTGCAGACAATGTTGGAAATCTTTTTACTTTATCAGACGCTACACCAAATTTTCTTTTTAAACATTCTGATTTAACACACATACTATTGATAGGTTCTTCTGAACAAGTATGGCCTGCAGTATCTTTTTTGTAAGCTTTAATTTTTTGTTTTACTTTCTCATCACCCCATATGTTATCATAGACAATATAATTTCTAGCACCTTCTAAAAGTTTTTCTTCCCAATTGTCAGGGTATTTCTTTTTGGCAAACACCATGTAGTTATAAATAAATCTATCTCTGTAATCATCTAGTTTAGATTTTGATAATCTTTGTAGACATACAGGACCATCTATAAATTCATCTGCACCACCAGTAAGTTCTAGTCTAATTAATTCATCTGCAAATTCTTCTAGTTCTTCTTTTGTTTTTGTGTTAGCCTCGACGACTTTTATAAATTGTTCGAAGGTAAACTCAGTGCCATCTAAATTTACACCCACTCTTTCATTACGATTGTAATAAGGCAGGTTAATAAAATTACCATTGATTGGTTTTTGATCGGAGCCTATACCAAGTTGTGTTTGTTTTGGAAATATTTCTGTTGATGCTTTTAAATCAAATGTAAATAATAATTTGTCTAAAAAGTTTCTTACAAAACTTGCTTTGACTGGTTCTTTAAAGAACACATAAATATGGAGTCCACCACTTTTAGATTTAACAGGTATTACCGGAATATTTTTTTTATCAATAATTTCTAAATATTTTCTTAAATCAAAATTGTCGTATTCATCAGAGTCAATATCAATTGCTCCAAACTTTGCGAGTCCTTCATCGTTACAGGGTTGAATACCAATAGATTTTTTACCTGCAAGATGATCTATATAATCAGACTCTAATAATTCTTTAGCTGCCCAGCCATATTTTAATTTTAGTTTACCAGTCGCTGAGTCTTTGTATGCAGAGTTTATATCTGCGTAACCATAATCTCTTTTAAGACCTGTAAATATTTCTATAAATTTATTTTCCATCTTTCCTCTTCAGTAGGAGTGGCTCCACTCTCGCTTCGCCACCCCTGTTGCAACTATTCCCGGAGGGGAATTTTACATAATGTGAGCGGATCCATCCGAAGATTTAGCCGTATCTTCCTCACCATGTTTTACCTGAACATCTCCTTTAGAAATGCTTTCAGCAAAACTTCTGGCTTGTTGATACAACGCAGCATCTTCAATTGGACCTATCTTGCTCACTTCCCAACCAAACCATGTACCTTTGTCGTTAGACTGTTGCACGGTTTTTAGCTGATAAAGATGGCTAAAAGATGCTGGTGTAAACATACCGTTCTTACCTTGCATCTTAATACTTTGCATCATGCTATTCCATTTTCTACTAACCTTAAGCTGAGTAGATTTCATAGCAATCAACGCAGTGGTTGGTGAACTACTATTAACTACTACAAAATGCTGCGCAGTCTTTTCGATATAATTACCGTTTGGAAGTCTATCTTTAAAGTCTGCACCTCTAGTTGTTTTAGTCATGATGTCACTTGATGAAGGATAGATATTTACTGGCGCACCAGATCCATCTTTTCCTCTATCTTTCCACTCGACATACTCGAGTTTGTAGTAACATGGAATCACTGGGACTCCTTGCTCACCATTGAAGAGTTCACCCGTTACTGAATTATAAATCATTCCAGGTTCTGCACCTTCAACATACTTGCCGTCTCTCTTGTTTACTTCAGGAGATAACTGTCCAAGTATTTTAAGAAACGGTAATGCAAGATCATCTTGTCCTACCGCTCCAGTCTGCATATTTGCATCAGC